GAACAAGCTAAACTATCTACAAGTTATGGAACTAAGTTCTTAGACAATGTAGATGATGATGGTAGAATTCGTACTAGCTTTAAACAAATACTAAACACAGGTAGAGTTGCATCAGGTAAGCCTAACATGCAACAAATACCTGCAGATAACGACTATCGTAACTGCTTTATAAGCGGATTACCTGGTTGGGTGTTTGTATCAGGTGACTACAGCTCGCAAGAGTTATGTATTATAGCCACAGGGAGTAAAGATCCCGTGTGGATTAAAGCACTACAAGAAGGTAAAGACCTTCATAGTGTGTGCGCAGATTTAGTTTATGGTCAAGAATGGAAAGATGCAGCTGATGTAGGCTGTGCTTACTATGCTTATGCTAATTTAGGTGGTGGTACAGAACGTGCTCAACTTAAATGTAATTGCAAAGAACATAAAAGACTGCGTACAAATGTAAAAAGTATAAACTTCGGTTTAGCCTATGGTATGGGGCCACACAAACTAGCTGACACATTGCTTATCAATATCAAAGAAGCAGAGAGATTAATTCAGAAATACTTTACAGCATTTCCTGCAATTAAAAATTTTCTAGAGTCTCTTGGTAATTATGGTAAGCATAACGGGTATATTAAAACATATGCACCGTACAGACGTATCAGATGGTTTGAAGAGTGGCGGGGTATAAATACAGACAAAGCTATGCTAGGTAAGATAGAGCGTGCAAGCAAAAACACACCAATTCAAGGTAGTGGTGCTGACATGTGTAAATCTGCTCTAGTTATTGTACGTAATTATATCTATGATAACAAATTACCCGTTAAACTAGTGATGACAGTCCATGATCAAATTGACACTATAGTACACGAAAGTTATAAAGACGAGTGGTGTACTAAACTTCAAGAGCTTATGGAACAATCAACACTAGATATTATACCATCAGGGCTACTAAAAGCAGAGACAGAAATATCAACAGTATGGAAAAAGTAAAAGACACATCAGGAAATGAATTAGCTGCAGGTGATTATGTTGTAGTACAAGGATGGAGAGGGCTTCAGCCTGCAAGAGTGAGAACCTTCTCATCGTCATGTATGATATGTGACGCTCCTATGTTAAACTATAAAGGTAGTAAAGGCATGATGCGGTTGCAACCTTATTTACCTAATCATCCTCACACAGCAACAGACAAAGATTATCCTGATAGGATGCTAAAAGTACTTAAAATAACTCAACAGCAGTATGACGACTTCGAGCAGAACCTCTAGACAAATAGAGATAGTCCAAAAGTTTGCTGATAACAAAGGTAGAGGTACATTACTAGCAGCTACAGGCTTTGGTAAGACTTACACAGCAATCATGGTTATACTACGATTGCTTAAGTCTAGACCAGAAGCTAAAGTTATAGTTATTGTACCAACTATTAATCTTAAAAATCAGTGGAATAAAGGACTAATCAGACACAAAGTAGCTAAAAACTGCGAAGTAATAGTAATTAACACAGCGTATAAAAATACATACAAGTGTGATTTACTAATTTGCGACGAACTGCATTCTTACGGTGCAGAACAATTCATTAAGGTATTTGAAACAGTATCTTATGAATTTATTTTTGGTTTAACAGCTACTATTGAGCGTGCAGATGGTATGCATGAAGTACTTTTAGAGTATGCACCTGTAATTGACAGTGTACCTATAGAAGAATGCCATAAAAATGGTTGGGTTAGCAATTACTTAGTGTATAATCTAGAAGTTCCTATGCTAGATGACGAGAAAGTAGAGTATAAAAAAGCTAATAACAAGTTTAAATATGCAGCATCTCGTATTGGTTTTGGAGGTGCAGATTCTTTTAAGAATGCACAGATGCTATTAAAAGATAGCAATGCATCTCCTGAAGCTAGAGGTATGGCTGCTATTTATTATAGCTCTATGCGTAAACGTGGAGATATATGTAAGAACTCTAAAGCTAAAATACCTGTTATTAAGCAATTGTTAGAAAAGTTTAAAGATCGTAAAGCATTATTATTTAGTGCGTCTACAGATTTTGCAGACTCAGTACAAGAAGAGCTTGGTGATATATGTCTTAGTTTCCATAGTAAACGTACTAAGAAAGATCAGGCAACAATACTTAAGAAGTTTAAGGACAACAGAACTAAACAACGTGTAATAAGTTCAGTAAAGGCTTTGAACGCAGGTTTTGATGTTCCAGATTGTTCCTTAGGTATTGTAGCTGCAGGTAATTCTCGTAAATTAGATAACATACAGCGTACAGGTCGTATCATTAGATATGTGCCAGGTAAAACAGCTGTAATTATTAATCTCTATGCACCTGATACACAAGAAGTGTCTTGGCTTAACAAAAGACAAGAAGGGCAAGATGTAAGATGGGTGAGTAGTGTAGAAGAAATAACAGTGTAATAAATTAGGTAAGAGAATTGAGTGCACTCTTTTAAGACCGTGATTCCAGGCGATACTGCCAAACCACATGGTGCCTATTTTATATTATTAACTAAAAACTAAATTATGGTTAAAATTATAGCATTAGGTATAGTATGCCTGATAGGTCTGTACGTAGTATGGATGATGATTAAAACAAAAGAAATAAAAGATGTGCATATAAATGCAACAGCTTATAAACTAAAAAAAGACAAAACTCATGGCTCTAACGCAGGAAGAAAAAATAAACACAATAGTAGAAGTACTGGAAAAGCACAACAAGGTGCACGAAAACATGGAAAATCAGCTAAAACTAATAGCAGACTTTCTAAACGAAACGTCAGAACAAGTACTAAAGATTAAAAAACAATTGCTGCGTGATACTACAGAAAGTAACGCGTAAATCAATGTTGATAAGGCCATCAGGTCGTAGCACAGATTTTATATCCCCCTCATTTGGCTACGGTTGTTTATACAATTGCTCATATTGTTACATGAAACGACACAAACCTGATGGTCTATCAATATCTACAAACACAGGCGATATACTTACAGCAATAAATAACCATGCATACTTTACACCTGTAAATAAACCTAATCAAACGCACGCAGACTATACTACCTACGACATTAGTTGTAACGAGGACTTTGCACTGCATGCTAAATATCATGATTGGGAAAGGATCTTTGAATTCTTTAGAGATCATCCTGTTGCGATGGGTGCATTTGCCACTAAGTATGTTAACCCTAATCTAATTAACTTTGATCCGCAAGGTAAAATACGTATTAGATTTAGTTTGATGCCACAGCACATGTCTGACATTCATGAGCCTAACACATCTAAAATCATTGATAGAATTAAAGCTATTGATGCATTTATAGATGCAGGATATGATGTCCATGTGAACTTTAGCCCAGTTATTATAGAAGATAATTGGCTAGAGGATTATAGGTATTTGTTTGATATGATGAACGATTACGTTGATTATAAAGATCAAGTACATGCAGAAGTAATATTTTTAACACATAACGAAAAGAAACATAAAGAGAATTTAAAGAAACACCCTGAAACAGAGTTAGATCTCTGGAACCCAGCTATACAAGAAGAAAAAGTTTCACAGTATGGCGGAACTAATATAAGGTATGCTCGACATTTAAAGCCTCTATACATAGATGCATTTAAAGCAGTGCACGAAAAAACAATACCTTGGAACACAATCAGATACATATTTTAATATGCCTAGTAAAGACTATTTAGATTACAATCCTCTTATACCAAAAGTTAAGAAGAAAGTTAAAGTAAAAAAAGTTAAAGAAAACATAGTAACAAAAAATATATTTGAACTAGTGTTTGGCTTTGGTTATCCTAAAACATATAACACACCGAGTGTTATGCGAACTTATAAACACCCTAAAACAGACGGAAGTAATGGCAAAATTAGTAGATTTCGCTGATCTCAGCATGATAGCAGTACCTGAGCGTACTGAGACTTACATACCAGTGAGTCACCAAGAGTTAGTAACAAGAGTAAAGAAAGCAGGAATGCTTAAGTATGGCAGAGAACCTATTTCACAAAAGCTAGAAGTAAATCACAGAGGACAACAGATGTTTGGCTCTATGGTATTTCCAAGCAATGATAAAAACTCTGATATATCTATAGGATTTCGTAATTCGTATGACAAAACATTACCAATAGGCTTATGTGCAGGCTCACAAATTACAGTGTGCTCTAACTTAATGTTTGTAGGTGATATTGTAAAACTACGTAAACACACTCAGAATATTGAGAAAGACATGGATGCATTAATTGCAGAATTGTTTACACAAACTGATAAACTGCACGACAAAGCACAAGAAGATGCTAGTTATATGCATGATATACAACTTAGTAATGAGCAAGTAGGTGATTACTTTGGTCAATTGTTCGTAAATCAGAACGTTTTAAATGGCTCACAACTTAAGACAGCTACTAAAGAGTGGTTCGAGTCTCAAGTATTTAAGTCTAGAAACCTATGGTCTGCCTACAATGCGTGTACTGAAGCACTTAAAACTTCACATCCATCAAATGCTTTGGAAAACTACACTAAATTACATACATTTACAGAAGAATATATCCTAAATGATTATAAAAAGCATTTCAATCAGCAAATGGCTGAGATGGAAGGATATATTGAAATATAATGTAATATGAAAGACAGTCCCTACAAAGGAAAGAAGTTAGAATTTAATGAAATATGGCACTTAATGCAAGTGTTAAAATTTTATTATGACGACATTATGTTGTTGACAGCCAAAGACATAGCAGAGATTTTAAGGCTAGAGTTTGGTTGTGTACTACAAGAAAATGACGTATCTTTAAACCTCCTTCTAGCACATCGTAGAGACAGTGATGGTAATTTAAAATGTTATGAGTAATTGTATACAATGTGAAGATGGATTAAAATGCTTACCAGACGAAAGTTTGGTGAGTTTAACTGAAGAGGAACTCGATAAATATTTAAATTGCGATGAAAGTATCTTTAAACTTAACCAAGTTGAAAGGCAATCATCTCACACCTAGCGAATTTGTTTATATGCTTCTTAAAAGTGAAGGAGACAAACAAGTTCAAAAGTACTTAGAAATTTTACCCGTTGACAGAGAAAAACTACAGACACGAGGCTTTGTGAAAATAATGCCCGACCAGTCACTTACACTCCGTCAAAAAGCGTTGGATTTATTTAAAGTACGAGGTTGCGAAGATTGTTGGAATCAATTTGCGTTGGCCTACCCGCGCAAGGACCAAGGCCGTCCACTACACAACGATATGAAGCGTAATAAGCTTAAATACATAGCGTTGATAGAGCGTAATCCAGATTTGCACACAACTATACTTACAGCTATTACAGCTGAATTAGAAGATAGAAAACGTGCAAGCTGGTCAGGTGAATTCCGTCCTAAATGGAAGATGATGTCATCATATTTAAACCAAGAAGCTTGGACTATGTATGATGGTGTAGAGCCTGAAACACCCACAGATGAACAAAACTATGGAGGAGACTTAGTATGAGCGAAGAACAAAAGCCATTACCGTGGCGTCACATATCAGAAGCATCTAATGCAGCATTGCGCTACATAGATGGTAGACGTAAAGGTGAAATTAAATCTCTTACTACGCCTTGGAAAAAGTTTAACAACATTTCTATGGGTGGTATCGAATGGCAGACTATCACAACTATTGCTGGTATGTCTGGTAGCGGTAAAACTGCAGTGCTAGGTCAACTTGAGACAGGATTGAAAGATCTTAACGAAAAGGATGATTTTGCAATACTCTCATTTAACTTTGAGATGCTTTCTTCTCGGCTAATTGGCCGTAAACTTAGTAATAAGATGAAACTTACTACACAGCAGCTATATAGTGCGTCAGAAAACTTTAAGTTAAATGACAATTACTATATGAACGCAGTACAAGAAGCACGCAAGTTAAATAAGTATGATATAAATTACGTAGATATACCAGGTAGTGTTAAAGCTCTAGAAGCAACTATATTAAAGTTTTCTAAAGAGAAAGCTAAACCTGTTATAATTATGTTAGATCATACTCTTCTTGTAAAGAAGGTTGGAGGTGCACAAGATAGAGATCTTCTCTATGATTTGATGGCTATGTTTAATGGATTAAAAAAAGTTATTAGAGTGTCATTCATTCTAATATCTCAAATGAACCGTAACATAGAGAATTCAGAGCGCATACAAAACCCTGATTTACATTACCCTAAGAAGCAAGACATTTTCGGTGCAGATGCATGTTATATGTATTCTGACATTGTGGTGGTAACACACCGTCCAGAGATGCTTGGTATTAGGGCATATGGCCCAAAGAGATGGCCTACAACTAATGCTATATTTTGGCATTACTTGAAGGT